GAGAAGATGGCATTCCTGCAAAGCAATATTCCGCACTTTAAGTGCTGGGTAAGACGCGAATACACACACAACCACGAGAAATACCACGGCGAGTTCCTTCACGCCATGGCGATTGCGGTAACAACGATGCCTTGTCGGTGTCTCAGCTTCCAGATCATATTTACTGGCGCTGAAACCTATGACAACGACGAGCCAAACATCCATGGAGGCGCGATGTGGGCAAGGATGCCTATCACTGCCTTGGTCGGAGACACCCCCCTTCAGGAGTGGCCCGAGCCGATGCCGGTCTACGCGGCCCAGCCGTGGGACTGCTCATCCAGAGAGCACAGCGTTTATGTTCTTGATAGAGCAACGCCATGCCCTTGGATTGCCAAGATAGACGGGGAGTTCTACCCCGCGAGATACATGTTCACGGTGGACTACACAGACAACGAAATTGCGGATGACCCTGCTCAACACAAGCAGAGCCATGTGATGGAGCTTCTGGATGCAGGCCCGTGGACAGGCAATATCGTGGCGCTACCTAACAACCGTGTGCGGGTGACACATCCAGCATGGTGGGAGGCAGGAGAAGGCGCACCGGATTTCAGGCCGTCACAGCATATCCATTACTCCAAGTCCGACTTGGATTACACGCTGGACGTAAACAGGATATTCGACAATTTATACGCAGGTGAAAGCGATGAAGAAGAAATCTAAAACCATGCCAAAGGGCGGTATGCGTGGTGGTGGTAAGACCAAGATGGGAACCAAAATGAGGGCTATGGGTCCGGGTATGGCTAAAGGTAAAAAGGTTCCTTCAGGCGCACAAAACGACAAGCTGGAGATGGTTGCCAAGGGCGACAAGATGGTCCCCAAGTTTGTCGTGGATGGCAAAGGCCCGAACGATGAGCTTGGCAAAAAAGCCGGTGGTGTTGTTGGCCCCATCAAGACCATGAAGAAGATGTACAAGGGCGGCATGACCACAAAAACGAAGCCCAAGGGTGGCGGTTCGTTTATGGGCGGTAGGGTTACGATTCCCGACGTAGACGCTACGCCGTCGGGCGGTGGAACACCAGTTCCCTACAGTCCACCAAAACCCGGTGGTAAACGCGGCGGACGCGGCAGGGGTGGCAGACGGCGAGGCGGAAGGGGCTAAGTGGCTATTGACCGTGTAGCAACGCCTTTTGCCCCTTCTGGGGCGGCAGAAGAGCTAGAGATCGTTATCGAAAACCCTGAGTCTGTCAGTGTGATGGACGAAGATGGCGGGATGATCATTGACTTCGATCCCAACATGCCTGCCCTTATGGGCGTTGAGCATGGCTCTAATCTTGCTGAGTACATGGATGAGCGAGACCTAGACAGTCTCGCCAGTGAGCTAGTGTCCCAGTTTGATGCTGACAGGATGAGCCGTGCGGACTGGGAAGACTCCTATGTCCGTGGTCTTGACTTGTTAGGACTAAAGTTTGAGGACAGGTCTACGCCGTGGGAAGGAGCCTGTGGCGTCTTTCACCCCATGCTTTCTGAGGCAGTTATACGCTTTCAGGCACAGACCATACAGGAGATATATCCTGCTAGTGGTCCGGTCAGAACGTCTATCGTCGGCAAGATCACCGATGACAAGACAAAGCAGGCGCACAGGGTTCAGAACTATCTGAACTACCTGATTACACAGCGGATGACTGAGTACAGGACGGAGACAGAGAAGCTGTTGTTCTCCCTGCCGATTGCAGGCTCCGCTTTCCGCAAGGTCTACTTTGACCCAAGTATGGGCAGACCCTGCGCCATGTTTGTGCCAGCAGAGGATTTCGTGGTTAGTTATGGTGCATCAGACCTGACTACTTGCGAACGTGCTACGCACATAATGAAGAAAACTTCCAACGAAATTAGGAAGTTACAGGTAAGCGGGTTTTATTCTGATGTGGATTTACCTGCACCAGCACCGGACATTTCAGAGATACAGCAGAAGTATGATCGCTTGACTGGAGACTCGGAGAACTACGAGTTCGACAATCGCCATACCCTGCTAGAGATGCACGTTGACATCGATCTTATTGGCTTTGAGGACACCGACAAGGGCAAGCCTACAGGTATTGCTTTGCCGTATGTCGTTACCATTGACAAGTCATCAAGAACAATTCTATCGATTCGACGCAACTGGTATGAAGACGATCCCAAGAAGATGAAGCGGGATCACTATGTCCACTATCAGTATTTGCCCGGTCTGGGCTTTTACGGCTTTGGCCTAGTACATATGATCGGTGGTCTATCCAAGTCGGCAACTTCATTGCTGAGACAATTGGTAGACGCCGGAACACTTGCCAACCTACCGGGGGGATTGAAGTCTCGGGGACTCAGAATCAAGGGCGATGATACCCCTATCATGCCCGGAGAGTTCCGTGACGTAGACGTTCCGGGTGGTGCAATCCGCGACAACATCACGTTCCTGCCTTACAAGGAGCCAAGCAACGTCCTTTATCAGTTGCTAGGTGACATTGTTCAGGAGGGGCGTCGATTCGCATCAGCGGCGGATGTGAAAGCCTCAGACATCAATGGTGAAGCGCCGGTTGGCACCACGCTTGCAGTTTTAGAGCGAGAGATGAAGGTGATGAGCGCGGTACAGGCTCGTGTTCACGCGGCAGTCTCCAAAGAGTTAAAGATACTGGCAGAGCTTGTTAGGGACTACGGACCCGAGGTTTATCCCTACGAGGATGATGATGGGCAGGCGTTACCGATGGACTTTGATGATCGGGTAGACATTATTCCGGTCAGCGATCCTAACGCAGGCACGATGGCGCAAAGGATCATGCAGTATCAGGCGGCGTTGCAGTTGGCGGCTCAGGCACCCCAGATGTATGACATGCCACTGCTTCACCGCCAGATGTTAGATGTGTTGGGCATTCAGGACGCGGACAAGATTGTCCCGACAGAGAACGACCTCAAGCCGACAGACCCTGTCACAGAAAATATGAACATCATTACTGGCGAGCCGGTCAAGGCGTTCATTTATCAGGACCACGAGGCCCATATACAGGTCCACATGTCGGCACTGGAAAACCCGCAAATTCAGCAAATGGTCGGCAGAGCGCCCAACAAAAAGGCAATAGAGTCTGCTATGGCGGCTCATATAGCCGAACATGTCGCCTTTGCATACAGGGCTAAGATCGAGAAGGAGTTGGGTGTCGAGCTTCCCGGCCCAGACGAGAAGCTACCCGAAGATATCGAACTCCGCATTTCCAGACTCGCGGCACCAGCCGCAGAGCAGGTTACTGGCAAGGCTCAGATGATGGCTCAGGCAGAGCAAAACGCCAAGCAACAGCAAGACCCCATCGTTCAGATGCAACAACGAGAGTTGGCGCTCAAAGAACAGCAGGCGGCGGCTAAGGCACAAACTGACATGGCTAAGGTTCAGGTTGATGCACAGAAGGCACAAGCCAAGGCCATGCTTGACATGGAGAAGCTGAATCAAGAGGAACGCTTAGAAAGCGCAAAGATCGCGGCCAAGGTTGCGATGCAAGAAAGCAAGGACGAGTCTCAACAAGAAATTGAGGGATTCAAGGCTGGGTTTAATCTTGTCAGGGACACGCTAAATGACGAAGAAAGCAAGTAACAACTTGTTGCAGGCAATACAAGCTGATCTCCGCACTCAAATGAACGAGGTGACAGATCACCTCGCCGTTGGTGGTTGCAAGGATATGAATGAGTACTCTCGTAACGTGGGCATCATTCAAGGTCTTGCTCACGCAGAACGCACGCTACTAGACCTAGATGAAAGGATAGAGCGCGAGTAATTCGTTACACAAAGTAACGCATGGTGACACCAGACACCGACCTCTGGTGCAGGAAAGGCATTATGACTGAAGAAGACACTCAGACTGCAAAGCAGTTACCTGAGCCTAAGGGTTACAAATTACTTATCGCTCTCCCCGAGCCAGAAGAGATGACGGAGGGAGGAATCCTAAAAGCACGAGAAACTATGCAGGTGGAGGAGATTGGCTCTGTTTGCGGGTTTGTACTAAAAATGGGCGCAGACGCTTACGGGGACAAAACCCGTTTTCCCAGCGGCCCTTGGTGTGAGGAAGGAGATTGGGTGCTAATGCGCTCATATAGCGGAACGCGGTTCAAGGTTCACGGCAAAGAATTTCGCCTGATCAATGACGACAGCGTTGAGGCAGTAGTTGAAGACCCGAGGGGGATAGTGAAGGTATGAGCGAAGAGCAGATGGAAGAGCAGACCATGTCCTCAGAGGACAAGTTTTTTGGTGTCAAGACGACGTTTGACGACAAGGGAGCACCCGTCGAAGACGTAGACGTTGAAGTTGTAGATGACCGACCACCGGAGGACAGACGGCCTCCAGCAAAAGAAGCCAAACAGGAGGATTCCAGTGACGAAGAGGAACTGGAGGGTTACTCCGAGAAGGTTAAAAAACGCATCAATAAGCTCCGCTATCAACAGCATGAAGAGCGTCGGCAACGCGAAGCCGCTGAAAAGATGCGCGAAGAAGCTGTCCGAGTGGCGCAAAAGTATGCGGATGAGAACAAGAAGTATCATGCAATCATCCAAGAAGGCGAGCAGTATCTGGTTCATCAGATTCGAGAGCGAGCTAATCTGGCTCTTGAGCAGGCTAAAGGTCAGTATCGCCAAGCATACGAAGAGGGAAACACGGATAAGGTTGTCGAAGCCCAAGAGGCTATGATTCGTGCTCAGGCGGAGTTTAGCTCTGCTGATCAGCAGTTCAACCAAATCTCCCAGAACAGAGAGCAGTGGAAGCAATGGCAACAGGCGCAAATGCAAGCGCCCCAGCAACCCGCCCAACAGCAACCACAGCCACAGCCACAACCAGAACAGCCCCCACAGCCCACAGAAAAAGCGGCTAGGTGGGCGCAAGAGAATCAGTGGTTTGGGCAGGAAAAAGACATGACCGCTCTGGCGTATGGCGTCCATGAGCGATTAATCAGGGACGAGGGATATGACCCCAACTCTGATGAGTACTTTCAGGAAATTGATCGCACCATGCGGTCTAAGTTTCCCGAATATTTTGGTGAAGACGAAGTCTCTGCCAAAAGTCCACCCGTGGTCACAGCGCCTTCCTCGCGGAATAACGGTGCAAAGCCACGCAAGGTTAAGCTGACTCGCACCCAGCTAAGTCTAGCCAAGCGGCTAGGAATAACCCCTGAACAGTATGCCAACCAGCTTATGAAGGAGGCTCAGTAATGGCAGAACAGCGCACTAAAAGGGACGCAGAGTCCAGAGAAGTTGAGACAAGACCTAGCGATTCGTGGCTTCCGGCCTCCGTATTGCCGAACCCTGCTCCGCAAGACGGATGGGTATTTCGGTGGGTACGCACCAGCACATTGGGCCATGCGGATAACACGAATGTCTCTCAGAAGTTTCGAGAGGGCTGGGTTCCTGTGAAAGCAGAGGATCATCCAGAGTTGGAAGTGATGTCTGATATCGATTCCCGATTTAAGGGAAACATCGAAATCGGCGGTCTTCTTTTGTGCAAACAGCCAGAGGCTACAGCACAGGCTAGAGAGGCCCATTATGAAAACGTCGCTAACAGCCAGATGGAGTCTGTAGATAACAACTTCTTAAAGCAAAACGATCCCCGAATGCCCGTTCTCAACCCTGAGCGGTCAACTCGGACTACCTTTGGTCGAAGTTGACTCCGGTTTACCGGAGAGCTTTGGCCTTTAATCTAAGTTTGGAGACTTAAAATGGCTACAGCGGCTACTCCGATGGGTGCAGAACCCGTAGGCACTCTTAGTGCTTCTGGTTCTTTCACCGGAAAAGTGCGCCATATCAAGATTGCCAATGCGTATGCAACGGACATCTTTTATGGTGATTTTGTTAAGCTGGTTGCGGCTGGTACGGTAGAAAAGGCG